CAGGCATGGAATCGTTTGCAGATCTAAACATGCAAAAGGACCTGGCTAAATCTATGGACTTTGCGCTAGCCTGCGCATTTTACGGAATCGTTGAGGGCTACGAAGCCCAGGGCGAAAAGACACCATTCGCATCTGTTCAAAAACTAGGCGCAGCCATTACAAAGTTTAGCGAACTATCGCCAGCACTTGACGCTTTTACACAAGCCGTTACAGACTTTTTCGCAACCGACGAACCCGAGGGAAAGTAAAAGCCAAGGGCGACAGCGCACCGTTAACTTGGCGTAAAGTTGAGCGCATCAGTTATGGGGAGTTAGGTTTGACTGAGGCGCAATTTTGGAAATGCACCCCGCGTTATTGGCGCTTAAAACTTGAGGGAATGCGTGAGGCACAGACGCAAGCTTATCGCAATCAGTGGGAAATTACACGCTGGGCCGTTGCCACAACCATGGCACCACACCTAAAAAAGCCCATCGAGCCGAAACGCTTGTTAACTTTTCCATGGGAGGAGCCCGAGTTTATATCAATACACGAAGCAGTTAAGTTATATTCGCATGTCTTTGATAAACTTACACCAGACGCGATAGCATGAGCGCCCCCATTAAAATAGCCTACAACATCCTCAGCAATTACTCAGCGCTCACGGCGTTAGTTAGCACAAGGATAAACCCGTTACGAATCCCGCAAGAGTCTGCATTTCCTGCGATCAGTTACAACCTTGTCAGCGTTATTGCATCGCCTACCAACACAAGCCACAGCCGTACAGACTTTGCACGGGTGCAGGTTAATAGTTTTGGTGCTACGTTTAGCGATGCGATTGATGTGGCTGCACAAGTTAGGGCGGCGTTTGAAGCGCCAAGCTATCCAAACATTTTTAACGACTATTATTGCCAGGCTATAGAATTTGACAGCGAGGTACATTTGACAGATGACGAAGCGGGCTTTGCTGGTATTTACCAAGTCTCTCAGGACTTTATAATTAATTACTACACGGTGCAAGTTGTAACCGAGTTGCTATTATTGGAGAGTGGCGATTTCATTTTGTTAGAGGACGGATTTAAAATAGAATTGTAAAAATGGCAAGGTCTTTAAATATTGTTATCGGTGCAGACATTGAGAAACTGCAAAAAGGCTTTAACGATGCAGTCAGTGTAGTGCAGTCGAGTGGCAAGAAAATGAGCGAGGCCGCTGCGGAAACTGCCAAAAGCATACAGGATCGACTTGCGTCTATTGCCACTAAAAACCCGACAGCCGGAACGGTTAGACAGTTAACCAACTTGGCAATGGAAGCCAGGGCATTGGGCCCTGAGTTTGTTGGGGTTGCTAACGAAATTATAAAGCAAGCGGGTCGCATTAAGGATAGCATCGGTGATGCTCGGGCGGAGGTTGGATATTTTGCCAGTGACACACGCAGGCTTGACGCTGTGCTTGGTGGTGTTAATGCAGTTGCTGGAGCATTTGGCGCTGTAGAAGGTGCGCTTGCATTAAGCGGAATACAAAGCGAGGACCTACAAAAAACCATGCTTAAGCTGCAGGGCGCTATTGCATTGGTTAACGGTGTGACTGCAATACAAGCTGCATTGCAACAAGAAAGCGCTGTAATGCAGGGGATACTTTCGGCCGCTACACAAGTGCAGACATATGTAATGGGGCAAGCAACAATTGCAGCCCGTGTATATTCTGCTGCGTTATTAGCGACAGGAGCAGGCGCTATCATTGTGGCCATTGGTTTAGTAATTACTTTATTCCAAAAAAGTGGTCAAGCAATTGAGGAAGCAAAAGAAAAATTAGAAGCATTACAAAAACAGCAAGAGCGTGGTTTGACTTTAGGTCAGCGTTTGATTAAAGAAGAAGAGCGTAAATTAGACTTGGCTGTAAGCAGGGCGCAAGCGGAAGGCAAGAGTGAACAATATATTTACAACCTTAAAAAAGCTAGCTTAGAAAAACAAAAAGCGATATACAAGCAGTACGGCAAAGAGGCTTTAGCTCTATTAGATCAACAAAGAAATGCCGAATTATATAGCGTTGAAGCAAATAGCAAAGAGGCTACAGCAATACGCAAAAAATATGAGCAGCTTGCAGAGGATTTAAAGTATAACATTAATCAAGAATATCAAAGCAAGGTTGTCAGTTTGCAAATGGAAGCCGATAGAATGGCTGAAAATTCACGCAAAAAAACAACTCAAAACACTAAAAAAGAGCAAGAAGAAATTTTAAAAAGCGCTGAAGAAACCGCTAAAGCCGAAGCTAGTTTTATTGATTGGTTAGAAAATAAAAGATTTGAAGCCGGAGAAAAAGCCAAAAAGAAAGCCATTGAAGACGCAAAAGCGTTAACTGCTGCAAACTTGCAATCAGGCACTGCAAACTTGCCTGTGTATATTGATGTCAAAGTAAATCCGGTAAGTTATAGCGAGGCTGCAAAGGACATTCAAAAAATGACCGACAGTCTTAATCAAGCATTTGCACAATTACAAACACAGGCGGCTGTTTCGTTTGGTGAGTTCCTCGGAGATTTGGCAAGCGGTGACAAAGAGGCTGGCAAAAACTTTGGTAAAAACATGCTTGGCGCAGTTGCTGCTTTTATGGATTCATTGGGTAAGGCTTTGATTGCTACAGCCGTAGCATCAGAAGCATTCCAAAAGTTAGTATTTTCACATCCAGCCCTTGCCGCTGCTGCGGGTGTTGCTTTGATTGCTGGTGCTACTATGGTTAAAAACTCTTTAAAAGAAGGACCAAATGTTACAGCATTTGCCGAGGGTGGTATTATTAGCGGTCCGACGCTTGGTCTTATGGGTGAATACCCAGGGGCAAGTTCAAACCCTGAAGTCATTGCCCCACTTGACAAGCTTAAGGGCATGCTGAACATGAACGACAACAACAGCGGATTCATTGCATCCACAACAATACAAGGCCGAGATTTGGCTATAGTTCTAGAAAGATATAATAAAGATTCACGCCGTGGCTAGAAAATACTTTGGTTCGTTTTATTCGGTGACAGGCAAGTTGCACCGTGTTGAAATTTGGGACGCACCAAGCGGCTCGGGTACCGGTGGCACTGAATTAAAATTAGCAGGCAGTGGCTACGAAATTGAAAGGGAAGGGCAAGGCGACACATTCTATCAAAATGCAATCCGACCTTCACGATCTACAAGCTATTGGGTAATGCCATCCAATACAGTGCTCGGTGAATTTAAAGCCATTGCTACAACATCGGAACAATTTTGGGCTGTGCTTATTTATCAAGACAGCAGCCTTGTGCATGTGGGCCGAGTGCTTGCGGATCAAATGACTTTCCAACGCGAAGCCATAGAAGGCAAACCAATTATTTCCCTAGGCGCTGTAGATGGTTTGCAATTGCTCAGCGGCTACAAAGTGCAGGCTTCGTGGTTTACTGATGGCAAAATTACAATTGCTCAGTTATTCCGCAGATGCTTGGATGAGTTAGCGCTAAAAGATTACTGGGTTGTTGCCGGAACTAACAGCGATTATTTTCGTGATGCTGTTGCGCCCTTTTCTTTGGATGCTACACGCAAAGGCATCGATCTGCTTCAGGTTGACCTTAATACTTTTGTAAGCGATTACGACCAATTTAAGGATATAAAAGCCACAGACATTTCAGCGTTTCAATATGCTGAGAATAATATGTTAGATTGCAAGCAAGCCATTGAGCAAGTTTGTGAAATCCTACAAGCTAGATTTATGCTAGAGATTGGCAAATATTGGCTTGTTTCTGCTACGGAATATTTGGACACTACGGTTGCATATCGCCAGTTTAGTTATACGCTTCAATATATTGGGACGGGGACCTACACTCACGCCGTACAATTAGGCACCGATGCACGCCCGCAATGGCTTGCAAAACCATCACTAACTTATCAACCTGCTGCCAAGTATGTGCAGATTGACACAGAGCGAATGCTAGCGGCAAGCGTATATAGAACATATGCCAACCAATCCGATACGTTTTTTGCTCACACTTTTACGGGTATACCTACAGGAACAACGCCTGACGAAGCCCCTTTAAGGATTCGGTTTGCTGTCAAGTTTGCACGCCATACATTTACGACATCGCCTACAGGTCCCGAAGATAAATCGGATGTAGCAATTACAATCTATTTAAGAGATGGCGGGACTGGCTATCGTGTATTGGATTTGAATACTTTGCTATGGGTCAGCGCTGCATCTGCTCCGACTCAGTCATTTATTGAAACCATTGCAAACGATTTTCAAAATAGCAACTGGACTAGCTTTGTTTTTGACAAGCAAGTAAGCAGCCCTCCTGCAGGGTTTACAATCTTAGAGGTAAAAATCAATTGGGTTCGAGCCGTTAAACAAAAATATAATGTGTTTGGTTTCCCAAGTTCTAACGGGTATAATGAATTTTTCAAACCATTTTGGGGATCGATACAACTTGCATTTGCAGACGCTTCGCCATACGAAAACCCTGATTTCACATTCAACATAACAGAAACCTACACGCCTACAACTGCTAACGCTGTAAACTCCACACCAATAATTTTAGAGCCAAAGTATTATAGCAGCTCAAACAAATACGCAATCGGTAATATTGAAGCATACAACTCTAGTAACCAGTGGGTAATTGCAGACGATTGGCGTGGTGGATGGGATAGCACAACACACGGCACGCCTACAGAAATGCTAGGCCAAGGCGTTGCAGGTTTATATAAAGACTTTGTGCCAACCATTCAAGGCACCTGGGCAGATGCCGGAACTTTAACCGCTATCAAATCTTTATACTTTGACGATTACAAGTGGCTTTTAAACGGTGCTGTCTATAATGCACGGTCAGAACAATGGCAGGGCGAATGGCTTGGATTGGTTCCAGTTTATACCGGGCTGACTTCATCAGGCGAAGGGCTAAAAGTTGGCAGTGGTTTAAAGGATCGCGTCAATTATCATGAAGAGCAGATAGGAAGGCTAAACGATTCAGTGCAGCGCACGCCTGCCTTGGTGCTTAATTACTTGGTAAACGATGCTGAAGGTGCGCCAACATCTGTGCCAACGCTAAACACAAGATACGAAGTGATGGTGCATTTTAATGATGCGGACCAGCAAATGGTTTGGCATATACAAGAACACAACGCCAGCGTAACCTATACAGCAGGCACGCACACAATCACAAACGGGTATGAGCTTATTTTGTGCGATACTTCGGGCGGTGCGGTTACAGTTGATTTACCTGACCCGACATTAAGCAAGGGCAAAAAATACTATTTCAAAAAAATCACAACTTCGCACCAGGTTACAATCACGGGCGGAGGTGCAGATATTGACGGCTCGGCTTCTAAAGTTATGACCAACCAATTTGAGGCATGCCAAATAATAAGCAACGGAGTGCAGTGGTGGATCATTTAATTTGTTAACGAGTAGGCGGTGGGTGTTTTGTAATTTTGGGCTATGCCTAATCAAAAAATTAGCGAATTAACCGCGATTGTAACTGTTGACAATAGCGTAGACGTTCTGCCTATTGTTGACATTTCAGCAAATACTACAAAGAAAGTAACCCCTAATGCGCTTAAGACTGCGCTCGCGTTGGATAACGTAAACAATACCAGCGATGCAAACAAGCCCGTGAGCATTGCGCAGCAGGACGCGTTAAATGCGAAGGTAACAGGAAACGCTGCTATTACTCCAGCTACAAAGCCAAAGATTACATTCGACGCGAAAGGGCTTGTAACTTCTGGCGATTCATTGGACGAAACAGATTTGCCGACGGGAATAAACGCGAACAAAATAGGCACGGGCGCGGTAAGTTCTACGGAGTTCGGATATTTGGACGGGGTAACATCGGCAATTCAAACGCAGTTAAATGCTAAACAGGCGACGCTTGTAAGCGGTACGAATATAAAGACGCTTAACAACACATCTCTTTTGGGAAGTGGCGATATCACATTGAATGCAACCCCAAGCGGAGTCGCGGGTGCTATTCAGTTCAGTAATGGAAGTGCGTTTGCAAGTGATGCGGCTAACTTGTTTTGGGATGATACCAATAATCGTTTGGGGGTTGGAACAAATTCACCAAGTGCAACCACACATATTAAAGGCAGTGGCTCAACATCCGCCACTACATCGCTTTTGGTGCAGAATAGTGGGGGGACTGCTGCGTTTCAAGTCAAAGACGACCAACAAGTTCAAATTAATTTTGGTGATACCTTAGCAAGTGCGGCAACTCCAAACCTAAGATTCAGTTCAACCCAAACAGGCATATTTTCACCAAATCCAAACCAATTAGGTATTTCTTGTTATGGAAACGAAACGGCACGATTTATATATGGTAATCCGTTACATAACGGGGCTTTAAACATTGGTAAATTTGCCAATCCTGATAATAATGCATTTTTTGGATGGTGTAGTGATGGCAGTTTAGAAATTACGGGAAATGCCCAAAGTGTTTTTGTAAACCCAACAAATAATAAATCGTTAATTGTTGGTGGTTCAAGCGAAAATACAACTGCAATTTTACAAGCGGATTCCACAACCAAAGGATTCCTCCCACCCCGAATGACAACAACTCAAAAGAACGCTATCGCATCACCCGCAGCGGGATTGGTTGTTTACGATTCCACAACTAACAAACTATGTTGCTACAATGGTAGCACTTGGAACGATTTATTCTAAAATAATATGAAAGCAATAAAAATCAATCAAGCCGTAAACCTTACTAGTGGATTGGCTATCCCAAGCGGTTCAGTAGTAGTAATCGCAGAAGGTTACGCAGATGTAAAAAGTCAAAAAGACGGAATTATCCCCGCACAAATCGCAACCTTTGTTTTTGCAAGTGTACAAGCATTGGCAGAAGGCAAAGCACCGATTCAAGGCATCCAAGATTTTAACACCACTTTTTCAAACTTGGAGTTGAGCGTATCTGCTTATGAAACACAATCAGCGGAAATGCTTTTGATAAATGCAGTTGAATCAGCACTTCAACTCATCTACCCAAATCAGGTAGAGATTATAAACTTGTAAACGCTTAAGGCAATGACAGCACCAAAGAAAACCCCATCACCAATCCCTGTAAGCTTTGAGCAATTCAAAAAAAATCCAGTTGCTGCCGTTGCTTTTTGTATGCTTGTGGCTGTTAGCTATTTGTACATGGACTTGCGTTCGTCCAATCAAAGCCAAATTGACGAATGTAAAAAAGAACTGGCGGTGTTAAGAGCCGAGCAGAAACAAGCGTACAAGTTACTCAAGACCGCTGACTCGGCATTGTCCGCAGCCATTACCGAATTACGCATCATCAATTCAATGAAAAAACTATGACACGCCTACTTTGGATTTTCTCCTTTGTCTTTTTGTTTGGTTATTTGTTCACCGAATCGTGGGCAGTTGAACCGCCACCCATCAACGAGATGGATGCACTACTAAAGAACATCAAGAGCCACACACAAGCCGTTGGACAAGCCACAAAGGCAGCACACGAGGTGAGTGAGAAATTGGTTGAAGAGAAGGTACAAGAGAAGGCAGAATTGAAAGAGGCGGTTGTTGTTGCTGAAGCGAAGGTTGAACAACTTGAAACCGTGCAGGAGGTTTATGTGAGCAAAATGATGGCGGTAGGTTTGGACACTTCTGTATTTGTGGATCAGTGGAAAAATGCTGGTGCAGCTTATGACGCTTTTTTGCAATACCAAAAGGATGGCGGCACTGAGGACTTTGAATATTTTAGACTTTACATATACAAGTAATGGCAAAGGCAAAAAGCACAGCGTCGGCAATTAAGTGGGCACCCAAGCCCAAGCGCAAAAACAAAGGCGTACATTCTAAAAACAACAAACCCGATAAAAGATATAGGGGACAAGGACGATGAAAAAACTATTAGAAATTTTTAAAGGCGACAATGGCCAGTTAAGCAGTAAGCGCTTTGTCGGAATCATTGGTGCATTTGTTCTGTTTGGAACGATGGCACACAACAGCATGAGCCCGCAAGAGATTGCACCCAGTAAGGAATTGGTTGCAGCTGTTGAGTGGGTTACAATTTTAACCCTGGGTTTCACATCGGTGGACAAGTTCAGCGGTAAAAAGAATGACGAAGAATAGTCTAACTGTTCTGCTGTTTGTTTTGCTGTTTGTCGGCGGCATTCTCTATGTTGAGTATGCAGTGCCAAAGATAGAACGCGTCGTGCATGGCCCGGCAATTCGTGTAATTGATAAAGAACTGGACACGATCTACAAGTTGCGACTGAAATACAAAACGCTGCACGATACACAAATTGTAATCAACCAAAAATATGACACGCTTTACATTAGCCTTACTGGTGATACTTCTTGCGGCACCACGCTGCGCCTCATCGCAATGCACCGACAGCTCGACAGTAGCGGCAAGTAATTACTACCTGATTAAGGGCGCAGAAGCCCGCGAAAATCTTGCACTGTGCCGTGAATACCGCAGGATAGATAGCGCAGTTATAGAAACCCAAGGGCGCATCCAGGATAAGCTGTTAAACGAGATTAAAAAGCGTGATGAAAAGTATATAAGACTGCGACGCATCACATATGTAATTGGTGCAGCGTTTATTTTAACTTTGATCTTATGAATATACAAGTATTAAAGGCCACAATGGCCGCCAAGGGCTACGCCTTTTTTGAAAATGGCGAGTTTAATTTGAACATTATCGGTGTGCGCAACAGCGACACTGGCAAGAAAGTAACCAACGCATTTGACGACAAACTGATTTGTGCCTACAAGCAGGGCGGTGGATGGGTTGTAAAAGAATGGCCAGCCACTTGCGACAACGGTGGAGGCACTGCGCGTTTGGTCCCTGGTCAGTATCGTGGAAGCCATGCAATTGGTTTGCATCAGGGAAAGTACGAAGCGCTCAAGCAATGCGCACCTGTAACCGTTTACCGTGACTTTACAAAGGACGGAATCTATCAAGAAGACAAAAAAGAAACCGGGGTTTTTGGTATTAACATCCATAAGGCTGGCGTTGACAGTGCTCGGGTGGATGACTGGAGTCATGGCTGCCAGGTGTTTAAACGCGTTGCAGATTTTAACGAGTTTATGCTGCTTGCAAAAAAAGCGGCCGCCTTGCATGGCAACCGCTTTACATATACGCTTATTGAATCTAAAGATTTGGTTAACCCTTTGGGCTGATCATTTTGTTTATCTCGGCCACAGCGTTGGGCTCTTCGTGCTGTATGTCCACAATTTCTTCAACGCTGTGCATGCCCATCGTGATTTCGGGAGCATAGAGACGGCCAAAGAATGCAGCTGCACGGTAGCGCATCATTAATTCCGGCATTGTTTTCCATTTGCTACCTGCCTTATCTACCCACCCTTCTGCCTTGGCCATGTCCATGGTGACAATAGGACCCTCAACGGGCTCGCCTGTTGCCTTTTCTATGCAGACGGCTTTAATACCCTTAGCCAAGTCGCCAACGAAGCGCAGCGTGGTAAATTTACCGCAGCCGTTTATCGCTGCAATTACGAAAGTGCTGGACCATGATGGACGGCCGTGAATGATGTGCAGATTTTGCATAACCATTAAAGGGCTTGCGCCGATTCGGTGTGCAATTTCTAAGGCGACGAGCGTGTTGGCTACATTGCCTTTGTACTGTGTGGGCACAAGGTCCGAGGCGCTTAAGGCCTTGGCTTCGCGTTGTGCCAGGTCAAAATTTGACAAGGGTGCTAGTTCTGTTTTATTTTCCATAGTTAAAAAGTGTTAAGGGTTGCACGGTATCGCCATAGCCAGGCCATTCGTCACGCTTTACGCATTCTATAAATGTTTGGATGTCTGCCTGGTATTCTTCACGGCCACGCTGCAGGTCTTCTGCGGTCATGTAATACACCCCAACCAAATGCGGCTCGGACTTTTCTACAGCTATAAAGAAAAAGCCTTGGCTATTGGGAACGCCGTCGGTATAGAATGCGGCTTGCACATGGTAACGATATTTATGGCATGATCTTGCGAAACCTCTCGGGCTTGCGTCGTCTGTGGTTTTAATGTCAATTATCAAACCGTCATCCGTCAACCGGTCAATGATTCCACGGCAATCAACTAGGGTTCTGTCCTGCCAGTTAACCATGATTTCACTTTTGCCGGGTTTGGCTAACAGATAGGCAGCCGCAGGATGGTCATAAATGGCCTTTGCGATGGCCTCTATTTGCTTATCTTGCTCCTTGCTTAGTATGGTCAGCCCTTCGGTTTTTATTGCAAACTGGTGCCATAATTCTTTTCCCTCTTTTGTGCGCCTGTCTATGTTCGGTGCAATGGTGTAGCGCTTGCCAAACTCTTGAGGCTCTAGGATTCTGCAGTGCACAGCTTTGCCCATTATAAGGGCCGGGCTGTCTTCGTCTTTTTGTAGCGTGCCGTCAATGTATTTATGCTTATACAAGACTGGGGCCTTATGTATAAGGTCCAAGCGGCTTTTTGACAGTATGTGTTTCACTTTCATAAGGGCAAAAATACAAAATGTTTTTGTATATTTGTGGTATGTATAAGGAAAATATTGTTAAGGTTTGGAAAATCAAGTGCATACAAAAGGGCACAAGCCTAAACGCCATCTGCAAAAAATTGGATATAGACCGCGAATTGTTAACCAGGTGGGAAAGGGAAGAGCCAAAAAGTTTAAGACTTGCAAAACAGATAGACCAAGCAATTGAAGAAATGCCGTAAGTTTGCGGTGCCAGGCTTGACAGCTGGTGTTCTGTACTTCATTAGGGCCCTCAAGAAATTGGGGGCTTTACTTTTTTGTAAAAGTTTTTTGTTTTTTTCTTGCATATGTGAAAAGTATGTGTTTAGTTTGTGTTCACAAGATACAAACACTATGAGCCTAGACATTATTTATCTAATCATTGCAACGCCTGTCACCATTGCGGTGATGTACGGCAGTTATGTAATTAAGCGCAACCGTAAGCGCAGAATTGAAACGCCTGAAGCCACGCCTTACCAGTTTGAGCGTGATCAGTTCATCCCCGAGTTTAATGAGTTCACGCAGATGCTACTTCAGCGACGCATGTACAAAGGGAGGGGCGACAAATGAACACACCAATTGAAAAGCTGATCCTGGATTTGCTTGCATTGCAAGACCATTACAAATTCATTGAACGCCACGGCAAAAACTTGCGTGCAAGTGATGCCATTGAGGCTGCGCTAAAGCTATTGCACAAACGACTGCAAGAGGAAGCCGATGTTATTATTGAGGCTTACAATGCAGCTGGAGGGCAAGCCGGTGGGCAAAAGTATTATGAAAGTCTATACAGATCAGGTGTAGACGAACTAAAATCTTATGTAGGTTACAAGTATGAAAGCCAGAGTAGTGAAGGCAACAATTAATTTCATTAGCAAATGGCGGGTATACTATGCAGGCGAACTGCTTGCCACCTTTGAAAACGAAAAGGATGCCCGGGATTATGCAGCGTTTATAGATAGCCAATAACATGACAAAAAAAACCTACTACAGCAAGACAGTGCCATTGATTTGGGCCGTGGCGGTTCTGCGTGATGACTTCCGCATGACCTACGCAGACATCGGCAAACGCTTAGGCAAAACTGCCAGCACAGTTAGACATCTATACTTAGAATTTGACAACATTAAAAACAAAAAACTATGATTTACATATTTTACACCAGTATCGCATTGGCTGCCATTATAAGCATTGGCACCATCAAAGCGCAAATGGCTCACATCAAGGGGCTAAAGAGCATGTACAGAGACGAAAGCCGCAGGGCACACGATTACAATTTAACCATCATGGAACTGCGTGCAGAGCTTAGAAGCGTGCAAGATGTTAGCAAGACCTGGGCCAAGGTTGCACAGGAAACTAGCGACGAACTGACGCAGGCAATGAAAAACCACGCTCACGAGGTTGAGCAGATGCGTGCACAGATTTGGCAGGCGGGCGAAACCAAGCGTAAGCAAAGCGAGTATAAGAAAGCATGGAGGGCTAAGCGCAAGGCAAATGGACACGGAAATTAATTATTTGTTAGCTTACGCTAAGTGCAGGCAAAAGGTGGCGTATTTAGAGCGTCACCTGGAAGCCTTAATACAAAAGTATGAGCGTGAAATTACGGACCTAAAGGGCGAATTGATTAACCCGTTTATTGATTGGAAAAAGCCACAGCCACGGAATATGTCGAGATTGTGTAAAGCAGTTTGTCGTGTTTGCGACATAACACCAGGGCAATTGATGAGCCCCCAGCGCAAGCGTAATTTTGTGATTGGCCGACATTTGTTTTTTTATGTGGGCCGTTTTGAGATGAAAATACCATGGTCAAAGCTTGGCGGGTTTCTAACTCGTGATCACTCGACTGCAATACACGGCGCTCAGCAGTTTGAGAATTATTTGAAACTGGGATACAAAGAAGAAACGCAGTTGTATTATGAGGTGCTTGCTGAGCTTGCAGATGAAGTGGATTTAATAGATGAAAAAGAATTGGCAAAAATTGAGGAGGTTAAACAATGAGCAACAATAAAAATCTATCGCTAATTGATGCACTTTGCATTGTGAAAACAGGATGGCGAACAGAACAAGAAAAAGAATTATTAGACAATGCGTATTTAGTAATCAAAAAACATTCAGAAATACTGCATCTTGAGTATCAAAGAGAATGCATTGATGAGAAACTTTTTAAGATTAAAGAAAATGACAAACAATAAACAACAGACGGAGATTAATGCAGTTGAGTACATTGACAAGGTTAATCAATTTGCAAAAGAAAACAACACGGGTAAGCCAAAACAACAAACGGCAGTGGAGTGGTTAGAACAAGAAATGTTAAAACCAAATTTGAGTATGAAAGAAATACTTGAACAAGCCCAAGAAATGGAGAATGAGCAAAGGTCTATCAAACTACCAAGTGATGAGGAGATAAAAAAAATGATGGAGTTGGATGGTATGGAGTTTGATGAATTTGACCCTTACGATGTATCTTATTTAGGTGGTGCAACTTGGATGCGTGATAAAATACAAGGAGAATGAAAACCTTTATAATAACCATAGAAATTGAACACACTGACCGCAGTTTTGAGCGCCCAGAGGTACAGCAGTTTGTTGCGCAAATTGGTAGCCCACAGGCTAACTGGGTGAAAGCCATGAAGCAGGCTTTTAAACAGACAGTGTTAGGCGAGAAAGCCCATGACATCCAAGTAACTTATGCAATAAAGGAATGAGAAAGCGATGGACAGAAGCAGAAAGTGAACAGCTGCGACAATTATACCCCACGACATTAGGCAAGGATCTCGCCAAAATGTTCAACTGCGAAGTTGCCCAAGTGTACAACCGTGCAAATAAATTAGGTTTAAACAAGGATAAAAACTGGTTAAACGATTATTACAAAAAGAATTACAAAGGGTACGAGCGCACGCAATTTCAACAGGGAATGAAAGCCTGGAATAAAGGCATGAAAGGTTTGCAGATTGGAGGCAAGGAAACCCAATTTAAAAAAGGGCAACCGCCTCACAACATTAAGCCTATTGGCCACCGTTCACTGCGTGATGGATACCTAGTCGAAAGGGTGGAAAAAGGGTTTGAGTTTGTTCATGTCCTTTTGTGGAAACAACACAACGGAGAGATTCCAAAAGGAATGTTTGTCGTGTTCAAAGACAGAAATAAGAATAATATCACAATTGACAATTTAGAAATTATCACAAGGGTAGAGCATATGAGAAGAAATCACATTCAACATCTACCTGAAGAATTGAAAGAAGTTGTACATTTAAAAAAATCACTAACAAGAAAAATAAACTCCTATGGCAAGAAATAAAATTAACGACTTGAGAGATCATCTGTTTGAGGCACTTGAACGATTGAAAGATGGCGACATTGATGTAAAAACAGCCAAGGCTATGGCCGATGTAAGCCAGGTAATTATCAACTCTGCAAAGATAGAAATTGACTTTATTAGGGCCACTGGATCCACAAAGGATTCCGGGTTTATCAAACTACAAGAAAACAACGAAAAATTATTATGAGCACAGAAAAAACACCAGTCGAAACATACGCCGTTGAGGTGCTTAATTTGATTATTGCGTACGGCAAAAAGCAGATCAACGATGACCAGCTTGTAATCCAAGTATTGCAGCTTAAAAACGAATGTCTAGACGCTGAAAAGCGGGCGCACCAACTTTGGTTCAACAAAGGATTTGAGTTTTACCGGGAACAGCATTTGCTGAGCAAGTTGGAAAGTTAAAAAATGAGAGACAGCATTGTATTTTACCGCTCATTCTACGAGGCTATACAAGATTTGCCAAGTGAACAACAGGCCCAGGCATATAACGCCATTTTTGCGTATAGTTTAGACGAAACCGAACCCAAGTTATCAGGCGTGGTTTCCACCGTGTTTAAGCTAATTAAACCGCAATTAGATGCCAACCAAAAACGCTACACAAATGGCAACAAAGGAGGCCGACCAAAAAACCAAACACAAACCGAAACGAAACCAAACCATAACCAAACCATAACCGAAACCGAACCTAATGTAAATGTTAATGTAAATGACAATGTTAATGAAAATGGTAATGGTAATGTTTTATTGGCTGCGCCGCCAAAAGAACAGGTCATTGACTATTTTGCTGACGCCAAAATAAGCAAAGAACAAGCGTTAGCGTTTTACAACTACTACGACAGCGCCAACTGGATGCGCAACAAAACCAAAATAACCAACTGGAAGTCGGCCGCTGATTTTTGGATAAGCAAAGCAGACCAACCCGTAAAGCAAAGACAAATGTTTAACCCAAACCAATATGAATAACCTTGAAGAGTACATACTAGGACAATTACTGTTTTACGAACAGACCAGGGCGCTACTGCCACGAATTAAACCCGCTTGGTTTAACAACAAGCTTAACAGAAAAGTCGTTGAGACCATGACGCAAAAGTATTTTGCAAATGACCCAATCGATTACATGAGTTTAACGCAAGGCATGAGCCATGAGGATCGCATGAAGGTTATTTACATTGGGCAAAATGTTTACAGCACTGCCAACATCAGCGATTACATACCGCAATTAGAGCACAGGTATCTACAAAAGCAACTAATTGAGGATCTAAGCCAATTGGATTTAACGCTCCCGCTAACTGAGTTAATGAGCTGCATTCAAACACTGTTAGACAATTCACGATTCACAACCATACACGACCCAGTGAGCATCCATAAGCTGAGCGCTTCCATGGTTGACAACATAAGCGAGGCCATAAAGCGAGGCGACAGAATTACGGGTAAGTCAACCGGGTGGCTATCCTTAGACAGGATTCTAGGCGGTTGGAATGCCGGCGACTTTATTGTAATGGCCGCACGACCTGGGCAAGGTAAAACTGCGCTAGCATTGTCATTGATCTATGAGTTTGCCAAAAGAGACGGCAAAGGGTTATTTTTAAGCTTAGAAATGTCAAGTGAGCAGTTAACCAAGCGTTATTTTTCCATCATTACCAAGATTGTGAACTGGAAGATAAGAAACGCCACGTTAAAGGATAACGAACTGCAAGAGCTATGCGAATCAGTTAACGCCAGTGAGGTTGAATTTTTTGTAGATGACGAGCCAAACTGCACGATACAACAGTTGAACAGCAAGGCCAAAATACATAAAGCAAAACACGGCCTAGATCTATTGGTAATCGATTACATCCAATTGATCAAAGGAACAAAGCGAGACAGAGAACAGGAGATAGCAGAGATAAGCAGAAGCCTTAAGCTATTGGCCAAAGAGTTACAGATAACTGTAGTAGTGTTGGCCCAGTTAAGCCGTAAGTGCGAAGAGCGAAGCGATAAGCGGCCCATGTTATCCGACATTAGGGAGAGCGGAAGTATTGAGCAAGACGCAGACGTTGTGCTGTTTCCTTTTAGACCTGCGTACTACAGCGGAGAGAAACACGAGATAGAAGAGGCTGAGGTTATTGTAGCTAAGAACAGGCACGGCGAATGCCATACAATCCCGGTCCACTTCACTGGGTCACGAACTATGTACACCGAAGACCTAACCCCACGCCTATAATGCCATCACTGAACAAACCTAAACAGGGCGGTAAGCCTAGCCGTGAGTATACCAAGGGCACATTTGTTGAGCCTAGATACCACACTACACACTGGCGCAACCTTCGCGCATCAGTGTTACAAGCATCACCGTTATGCAAAGCGTGTGAGGATGTCGGTTTAATTACCTTGGCTCAGATGGTGGACCACATCAAACCCGTGCGACTGGGTGGCGAGTTCTTTGATGCGGAAAACTTGCAGCCGCTATGCAATTCATGCCATGCCTCTAAGTCAGCCAAAGAAAGGAACGCCGACCCGTATGGGGTGTAAAATCTTACACACACGTGCCTGAAAC